TCCTGACGCGGTNACTACAAGCGGAAACGCTGAAACATAGTAAGGACGGTACTTTTACCGTCCTTTTCTTTTGTAGCAAGGCTCCTATTATCATACACTTTTGCCGTTTATGTTCTTTTTTGTTCTTTTTTGTTTAGTATCTTGCCACCAAAAGCGATACCACGAGATGCCACCAAAACTGAAATACATACTATGGGAGGATAAGACTGACAAGCAAGGTATGTGCCCGGTGGCGCTGCGGATCAACTATAAGGGCAGAGGATTCTACAATACTGGCATTAAGTGCTTGCCAGCGCACTGGCTTGATGGTGTCATAAGTTCAGATGCGAAACACTCCAATCTGCTGAATACAAAACTTTCCAAAATGCTGAGTTCTTTGGAAGCACAAGTACTTACCAAAGAAATGAATGGAGAGCCGCTTAGTGTCGAGATCATTAAGAATATCTTACGCGCCCCGGTTGACAGCAATAAAGATTTTATTGTTTACTGTGCTAAGGTGTGCAGCGAAAAGAACCCGTCAACTAAGCGCCGATATGAGATAGAGCTTGAGCACATCAAAAAATATACCAATGGCCGGTTAACCTTTGCAGAGATCACGCATGTGTGGTTGAACCGGTACTACAAGCATATCACGGTAAAGAACAGCCACAACACTGCTATAAATGCCTTCAAGTTAATACGGCATACCTTCGTAGAGGCTAATAAGTACGGAATTGTAACTTTCACCCCTTTCAGAGATTGGGAATACCCGAAGTACATACAGCCGGTAAAGGGGTATCTGACCATCGCCGAGTGTACTGAGCTGTATGAGATACTCAATTCGGACGCTGTACAGGAAATAAAGACCGTGACGGCCTTCTTTTTGCTAGAGTGTTATTCCAGTATCAGGTACTCCGATTGGGCGAAATTCAGCGTTGAAAACGTGATCGATGGCACAGATATGGTCCTGACAACAACAAAGACCGATNCCCCGGTACGCCTGCCAATAGAATTACTGCCTGATCTTAAAAAGATACTTGACTACATACAGGCCAACAATCTGAAATATACCTATACCCTGGAATACACGAACCGAATGCTGAAAACGATAGCCCCCTTGGCCGGTATTACTAAAAGGATGACCACTCACCTTGCCCGGCACACATTCGCGTCATTAATGCTACAAAAAGGCGTGTCAAAGGCCGCTCTTGCTGAAGGGATGGGCATAACTATGCGCACAGTGGAAACATACGCAAAGGGTAGCGGGGTATTGCTGAAGAATGAACTAAAGCGTATCAGCAAGTAAGATTTTTGCGAATGAGATAGGATAACACTTCTGTGCTAGCCTGACAGATGTATAGCGCTTCCATTGTGCTGTATCTATAGTACTCTGACCTGAACAAACTACGCACTTCGTTGTGTCCCTTCATATCAGCATTACCGGCATAATAATAGTGCAGCTGTATCAGTTCTTCGGCTGTATATGTGGGTTGCTGCTGCACATAGCAAATGTAATTAAAAAAGCCGCCCTGAGAACAAGGCAGCTCTAAACCTTATGAAAATACTACTCAACCTCTGTATAACAGATGAACCCCGCAAGGGTAGCATCTGTCAAGTGTCTGATGTGTCTTGCCACACAATATCCATCACGACCACCAGCAGGGTTGCTGTTCCCCTCAATGGTATGTATTGTACCGTCAGCATCAACACTTTCAACTATGCCGGTGTGGCCTAAACCACCGCCAAACAATAGGATGAATTGATAACCAGGTAAGATATTGTCAGGAGTTGCATCTTCTTTAGAGATAGTGTCAAGTGTTGGGCTTGCTATGGCCTTATTCCAGCAGTCCTGAACGCCTGCGGTATGTGGCACTGGGTTTTTAGCACCATACGCTTGCAGGCCGCACCAATCTAAGAATGATTGGCACCAAGGATAACCGCCAGTAGCTGGTAACCCCGCTGCTATTTGATATTTTATCGCTTCGCCGTGGTTGGTGTGTGCCGCATCTTCTTCTACGCCAATCTGGGTAATTGCTACTTCAAGTAGTTTCATTGTCTTTTCTTTTATACTGTTTAGAAATAAACTTACCTATACCGGCTACTATTCCGATACAGGCAAGCAATATCACTCCGACACCGATCATTAGCCCAAAAATATCTTTTGGAACTCAGCGATATAGCCGTTTATGCCCTGTGGTAGCTTGCCACCATGGATAACCGCCAATATCTCTGCGCCAAGGCGTAGGGCGATACCCAAACGGGATGTAGGGTTGCTGATAGCTGCAATGTCTGACCCCATATCAGAAGCCAAGGTAATAACCGCCGTAGTGTACGATTTGCCCTGTGGCACTACTGCTGCAATAACTTCCTCAATGGTCTTTCCTTCTGGTGAAGTGGCAAACTTCAGAATAGCCGATGTAACTTTCTCAGCTACGGCAAAGCCATGAAGCATGTCAGCCTCTATCGTGTGTAAAATGTCTACTAATCTCATATCGTTGTTTTTAATTGGTTGAAAATATTTTAAGCCTTCGATTTCTTGTACCTGTACATCGAGAGGTGTAGTTAGTTTTTTGTCGCTTCGGCATTGACGGCTACGTGAGTACCATCGGTTACGGCCTGATTCAGTATAGCATCCTTCAGCTCTTGTGATACCAAATTGGGATCCGTAGAAGGCAAAGCCGCTACAAGTCCGCTGCCTGTTAACCCTATCCCTATAAGATGCAGGTATTTAAGTGCTTCGGCAAGCTCCGCAGCCGGTACGAACGATAAAAATCCGAGGTTAATAACCGCTATGCCTAATGCGCATGCAGCAGCCAATACTCCCGCAAACCATTGTATTCGGATTGCCCAGGCTGGGGACTTGCTCCTTACCCTTTTGATAAGCATTTTGATACCCGCAAAGGCTATCTTCTGTTCGATTTGTGTCTTTACCTCGATCATGGCGTTTTGTTTTTTATTTTACTGTTCAACCACTTAATAAAAGTGATCGTATAGCTCGTTATGGCGCATATGGCTGCTATACTTGCAAGCCATAGGTTAATTTCTTTATGGTCAAAGTCGCTCAACAAGTGAAACACCCATGCTGATACGACTAGAATAATACTTAATGGCCGCGGGTGGGGTACTGATTGTATATCAAAATCCATTTTTATATTTAGCTTTTCGGTGTTAATCCCAATAAATTGTCAACATAGTAGTAAGCGTATGGAATCCAGTACAGGCGTAAGGCTGCTAAGTCTGCACCGGTGAGGATATAATCCATATTGCCACGATCTACCCTTGTAGCGGCTTTGTAGTCCTTACCATACAGCCACACAGATACCTTCACCCATGTAGGCGTAATACCTCCGTAGAACGTTACAGTCATGTAGTATGCCGTATCGGTCATAAATACTGGATTGTACGATGGTGTGAGGTCTACGTGTAGTTGATTAGCCAACATCGTATCACCGCCGCAGTAAACTGTCGGTAATGAAATCTGAGCCTTTGCACTTCGAGTGAAAAGCGTTATCAACGCAATCGCCAATAAATAGAGAACTTTATTTTTCATGAGTTTATGAATACATAGGTTAATGTTGAGGTGTCAAGTGTTTGGGTAATGAGTGCCGATGTTTCGGCTGTGATAGTTACAGATGCACCAGCAGAAACAGTGTATTTATAAGTTGCTCCTATCGTTCCTGCAGGGGTGTTAGACGAAATAATTACCCTTGTATTTGCTGTAACTGTTGTATTTGAAATCGTAGCCACACCAGCAACCAACGTTACAACACCTGAATTGCCATTAGTACCCTCTGTTATTTTTAGTGACTTACCTACTGCTATAGTAGGGCTACCGTTTATCTGCAAAAAGCTGCCGCCGATAGTGAGTGTGTTATTTGGTGTGATGGTTATGTTACCACCTCCGTTATTTATAGTAGCAACATTTGCTAACGTTGTCCCACCTGTGAATGTTACCGTGCTGGGGCTTGGCGCATACTTCATCCATGTAGTCCAAGTCGCGCCGCTATCTGTTGCTACATCAAAATCCATGAAAAATCTACTTGTGCTACCCCCCGCAGATGCCGCTAACAAACCTATCCTGCCATATCCGGGAGCAGGTACACTTGATGTTGAGTTCCACCCGCTACAACCATAGTAAGTGTATGGGGAGTTTTGAAGCAATGATGCTGATGCTGCTGCGGTGGGATTAATAAGCAATTGCCCATAATTAACAGCAGTTCCCATTGTTTTTGAAACGGCCTGTGCAGCTGTAAAAACATTTGGATTAGCCAAATTAAGACCCAATGTGCCACTACCTGTTATTGTCCCTCCCGTAAGTGTCGCATCGGTAGCTACGCTCGTCACTGTTCCACTCGTAGCGGGTGGCGACCACTGTGGCAATCCCCCCAGCATAGTCAGTACGTAGTTATTTGTTCCTGCCGCTAGTTTTGCAAATGAGAACGCCGTTGATGCGTAGAGCATATCCCCCGATGTGTATGAGGATAAGCCGGTCCCGCCGTACGCCACTTCAATAGTAGAACCATGATACACCGCGGTGTCTATGGTACCCAGTTTATGTATAGATGTTTGCCCTACGTACGAAGCCGATATGTCTACTATCGGGGTAGTAGTCGGATTAGTTACTGTGGTTCTGTTCACAACACCCGATACGCTTGTTACTCCGGCGGTGGAAATAGATGATCGTATAGCGGCGGCTGTATCGACTAATGCGGTGTGCGCTACAGCCATTGAATCTGAAAGATTGGCACTATCGATACTTGCCTGATAGTGCTGCATATCGTTCAGATATAGCCACATGCGACTAAGGTTGTATCGGGTTATGGTGCCAGGGGAATGTTGCGCCCCTATATAAGTAAATACTGAATCTCGGTACTGCTGATATGTAAGCACCTGCGAAAACACAGGCACGGTAAGTAAAAAAGTAAGAAGTAAAAGAATACCCCGCTTCATGTTTACAAAACTAAGAAGCGAGGTATTGTAAGAAAAAAAACTATAGACTACACTTACCTATATATCCTCCAGCCGTAGGTTAGATGCAGATCATCAAGCTGTCCGTCTGCCGCTCCCGATGGGTGCTGCCCTGTGGTCATTGTACCACCGGCCCATACACCCGGTAAGGAAACATCTAATGTCGCATGCGTATAGAAATTAGTAATTATAGTGTTTTGCGCTGCGGTAGCCATTGCATTACCTGATATCGCTACCGATAGCAGATTGCTATTGAACGTAGCACCTGCAAATAGGTTATTCGCCGTGGTTATCCCATTACTACTTAGTAATATACCCTGTATGTTCGATGCACAGGCATTAAATATAGATCCGTCAAAAGCCCCGGTAAATGCCTGATACTGCATACTAAATGCTTGCATAGACGTAGGTAATGTGCTGCCTGAAACAATTGCATTTGCCACAACATTATGCCCAAAGAATCCCGTGCCCGTGAAAGTCCATTGCAAACTCGCATAAGTAGGGTTTGTATCAGTACCGGAATGGAATATATATACAACCCCAGTAAACGAACTACCTGCGTATGTTCTGTCAACGGATATGCCGGATGATAGCGGACCGCCAACAGCCGTAAATGTCTGTACGGTTCCATCTCCGAAATCGCATATGTTTACCGACCCGGTTCCCGACAATGTAGATGGGTCCATAGTATAGCCGAATGAGTTAGTACCACCCGCCGCCTTGCTTACCGATAGCGCCAGATAATCAGTAAATATAAGTGTATCTGTATTGTGCGGCACCCAGTTTTCGGTATTGTCGTTCACGTAGACGATAACATTTACACCTGATATAAAGTAAGTGCCTAATGCGCCTATAGATGGGGCGTAGGTGCTGTTCAGCCACGTAACGTAATTTACAAGGTCTGTGAGGTCATACAGGGCAACGGATGGTGTCTGCTCTATAGTTGATCCCTGCCGCATGCCTAGTGTGCTGATGGCGCAAGGGAAGCGAGGTAATGTAGTGTCAGGATCTATCGGCAATGTGGCCAAGGTAATAGGTGTACCATTTGGTGTGGTGAATGACCAGCCCGTGCTGTTGCTGCGCTCCTGTACCTTGATGAGAGCAGATTTTAAAGGGGATTGCGGGAACTCTGTTACTTGAAACGATGCACCAGTGTCTTTTACATATCCCGTGTTATCAACGGCAAAGGTTTTGCAGCACATAGCCCTTGCAACCTTATCAAGCTCATAGGCTGGGATACCAGCGCCACCACCAATGATGAAATCGAATACCCTGTATGGGTAGTCGTTCAACATGCGGTGCGTGTAGAGCATGTCGGTAAAGGCTGTAGCGTAACTGTACGGCTTCGGCTCAGTTATATCGCACTCCACCCTGATTGCGAATTTTGGCGCAACCTGTTCGAATAGCACATCAAATTCGTTAACATCATGGCTGTACTCTAGCAAGCGGGTATTTATCAGTGGAGAGGATGAAATAAGTATAGGTTCTGAAATCAGGTACGTGTCACTGTCGCTATACACGCTTTTTATCCTGATGTAATACACTCCATCCGCAAGCGCATATCCCGACTGCGAGGGCTTGAAAGTGTAATGATATGTGTGGTATTGGTAATCCGCGCCTAAGTAGCTAAATGTATTACCTGAAAGAGTTTCAACCCACGATGGTGTAGCTGCCGTTACTCCAGGTACTAAATTTCCATAACTATCCAGTATTTCAATACGGATAGAGTCAGCAAGATCATCAATATAAATGGCTATCAGGTCTGTATTTTGAAACTTCTGATAGTACGGCACTTTAACCTTGTCATTCCTGATGGTATCAAGATAGAATCCGCGATCAAAAGCAAAAGTATTGTACCCTATGCCGGAATCATCGCCCAGCGGAACAAATCGTATCGGGTTCAGTGGCGGAACACGTGTATTTTTTACGGTTAAACTCATATGTTGTCAGGTATTGTTGTATTTGGTGAACAAAGTAGTTTGAAATTGTATTTATCGTTGTTACCCGGAGTATAGCCAGCTTCGAGTACGAACCCCTCCATATAGGTACTGCCATCCGGTATGCGGTCGTCTACAAGTGTAAAACCTATAACTCCATATGGAGAAGTTGTCATTTGCGCTGCAAAATCAGCCGGTGGTTCAGCTTCGAATGAAAATATTTTAGGCTTCCAAAGCGGGCTGTCATAGTCGTTGGTGAATGTCGATAAGTCCTTATTCCCGTAGTCGTTCATCGGAGCGGACCCGTCAAAAACAGAGGCTACATTCTTGTTTTTCTTACAGGATTGCAGATATATGTTTGGGTCTTTTACGGTGTATGTGCTTTTCAGGAATGGCATCATCCGTGCTATCTGACGGCAGACAGCCAAAGGCAGATTAAACACATACTCTTTCAAGCTGTCAGGTATTCCGCTGTTAATGGTTACATCTGTGCCCGGGTTAGGTGGTGCAGGAAAATAGCCAGTTACACCTCCTTCAGTAGATGGGGAAATGTTACACGCTATTTTAAATGTGTCGTTATCTGAACCGGCATCCGTGGTAGTCTTACCAGATAGGTTCACTGAGGTAAACGAAGCCCCGTACATATCCGCTCTGTATGGGGACTTATAATCAACATCTTTGAGCACCGGTAGCAGCGGACTACGATACCCGTATTCCGTGTTGAACTCAAATTTGCCGTTTACATCATCGTAACTTTGGTCAGCATAGCCAAATTTTATGTTATTGCCCATGTCCTGCGTATAGGGGGACATTGAGAAATTTGATATGCTACTTCCTAAATCGCATATCAGGGTATCAGCATCGAAGAAATGCCTAAGATGTTCAAGTCTTACTATGTCATTGCCTGACCCATCCTTTTCAACCCCTATACCTGCACAGGCACTAACAAAGGCGTCCTGCGCAAAATCAGCAAAGGTTGTCCGTATCTTTGGCGGATCATAATTGCCGTCATTGTTTTGAAACAGTCCTCGCAATGCATCCCCGCTCACAAATCTTGTCGCAGCCGGGTTAAGGTCATAGTAGCCATTCTCTCCGGGATCTATATCGGTCTGTAGTAGATCTGATTTACCTTCATACACCGTATAGGGTGGCGTATAGTCATCCTCATAAGGGGTAACGTCTGGTAATGTTGTCGGGTATGTGCCTGGTGCTGGCGGTTCAGTAGGTAATACATTCCTTGCGCCTAACTGTCGAACTAGTTTTTGGAATACCTGATACCACGTAAGCGACCACACAGGTACGTCGGGAGCTTTGTACCTGTTAATGATAGTAGTCGGTACGTTCATAGGTGATGTGATCGTCACCATGCAGCGTTCTGTATATACTGTCGGGTTCTGTACCGTTGCCTTCCATTGCAGTACAACATATGATCCGGTGGGTATGTTGCCCGTCCAGGTGAGTGGGCCAGTTGCGCCGCCATACGTCCCATCTATAACAAACCCACCACTGTTGGCCCATAATACGTGGCTTGCTGTAACCGAATCCCAATTTGGAGATGAATAGATATTTAGCTGTAATTCTAATTTCAGATAGTTAGTGGTAGGCGGCGGTGTCCCGGCCACCGACCAATTCCAATCAAGTAAAAACCCCGATCCAAATAGCCCAATATTAACTGTGGTAGATATAACGTCCTGCGTTTGCTGATAGAGGCTGCTGTTTGGAAATTCCCCGGCGCCATCTGAGCCAACAAGCACAGACTTAGGAACGCCTACGCTGTACGTTCCTTCCTGATTGATATAGAGCGTACCGAAGCTGCCCTCTTCGTGTGTAGAGCCTGGTGCTTCTCCAGTGTCACCGCCTACATTGATATGCGCTACCGATAGGCTGGTATCGGATTGATAATTATAGCTGTTCAGCAGGGCCATAGGGGTAAATAAAATATTCTCACTGACGCTGCCTGGGTTGACCGGGTTATCTATAATCACATCATAAACACTTTTGTCGTACCCCTGTAAGATTCGCGGTATCCCGGATTCCATGATAGGGGCATCGAAGTAATACTGCATCGATTTATTAACCGATAGGTCAATATCATACACATTCATGTACTCGTATTCCTGTGTCGTTTTATTTAACTTCCACACCTCTAACTGAGCAATACCATTTACCCCGTAGTTATTGCTTATATACCTGAGTATCTGTGCCGCGTCCTCAACAAAGCGGACGGTATCAGGGGTGTATGTTCTATACACCCCCCTGTAGCGATCAAGCCGCTTAAAATTGATGGAGAAGGTCATCCAGTCAGGCATAATCCCATCTTCGTTGAGCGGGTCAAGCTGTACACGGGTGTCAGATGTTTGCACAGTCTTTGTTGCGCTGTCAACGTAGTAATACAACGTGCTGTCTTTGCGTATATGGAATTTATATAAAGGTTTCATATCAGCAGAGGTTTTTATTCAGGTAATCAATAGTTCCACTGCCTGTACGGACTTGCTTCATCCAGCCATCGGGCGTTTGTCTCCATGTGGTTTGAGGAATTGCGCCGGGTAGACTTCTCAAAATGTCCTTCACATCTCCCAACGCGGACACCACAGCGGCATTATCCGACTGCATGCTGATAGATTGCATTAGCTGAGGCGTTAAACCGCCCATACCGCCGAGAATAAGGTCTTTCTCAGGTATTACCCTTGCCGCGGTTGATAAGTCTATAACCACAGGACTACTTACCATTTTGGCAACCCCTTTATCAACAACTAATTCGGGCCCCGCTTCACCGACTAGCGCCATACCGCCGGGGTGACTGCCTTTACCACCGTAACCGATACCTTCTGCGTACGCGGGTAGTGGTTTAGCGAGTATTGCAGCCGTTTGAAGTGTGTAAACNCCAGCCATAAGAGCGGCAATTGCAGGATATGCGGGTGCAGTTATCGGGTCTGCAAGTAGCTTTAGCGCCCCTATTTCAGCTATAGCAAATTGCTCCGTAGCATTCAAGATAGACGCCACACGGTCGGCGATAGCCTGCTCCCGCTTAATGCGGTTCATTTCAAGCTGTATCTGCTTTTGCTGCGCTGCTGTTCGGGCATCAAGGATTAGTATTTCCTGATTCTTCTTTTGCTGACTTGCCAGTGAAGCGTTTATACTATCCTTTTCAAGCGAAGCCTGCGTAGTGATATTGTCGAGTACTTTCTGCTGGTACGCTAACTGCTTTTCATAGTAGCCATCGAGCAGGTCCTTGCCGGTTGACAAGGCCTGATTGACCGCCTGCTGCCCTAAGTCCTTTATTTGCTTGTTGGCCGCTTCTACCTTTGCTGCATCGCCTTCACCTGCTGCCAACTTCGCTTGCCCTAATGAAAGTTTCAGCTTGTCGATAGCATCCTGCACGGCCTTGGTGTCTATTTGCATTGCCGCAAGACCAGCCTTTGCAACTTCCAGGTACTTTATTTCACCCTCAAGACGAGCAATGTTATACTCCGTATCGAGTTTCTTTTTCTTGTCGGTATATTCCTCATAATCTATCTCTCCTTTATTCAGCAGGGCCAGCAGGTCGGTTTCCTGTTTAACCTGTGATTCCTTTGCTTTTTCGTCAAGCGTTTTCAGGCCGTCAAGCCGTTTTTTTACTTCGCCCTGCTGAATATCAGCTATACCTTTTGCTGTTTTCTCCTGTTCCTTTACTTGGTACAGGTCGAAATTTGCATTGATGGTTTTTAACTGCTGCTGCAATAGTTCTTTGCTGTCGAGTAGCTTTTTATCTGCCGCAGTCAACTTACCGCCTGCCGCCTCAGTTCCTTCCAGCTGTTTTATCTTGCCTAGCGCTTCGGATATTACCTTTTCTTCGGCGTTGTATCTGGTAACGGTTGCTTCGTATTGCTTATCAGTATAGGCTATGTAAGCATTCAGCCTTTCGGTGTAGCTGTTCTTCTCGTTATCGGCTATCATCTTCTGCTTTTCAGCCTCTATTTCCAATCTCTTTGCCTGTTCTTCGGCTATGGCCTTGGTAAGGTCTTGCTCCATCTTCAGGGAGTTATCAGCCGAAGCCTTCTTGTCCGCAATATCGGGGCTATTAACTTTGGCCAAATCCGCATTTTTTGCGAATAAATCAGCGTTATACCCCTTCACTTTATCTTTCAAACCGTTGATAATAGCTGTTTTTTCTTTGTTCGGGTCATTCACTGTGCCTGAGTAAGTAGATTCAACGGCTGTCTGACTTGCAGTAGCTTGATCGAGAAGTTTCTGCGCCTGATCGCGTGCCTTAACTATCTCGTTGATGTTATTCTGCAAATCAATTATCGCGTTTGCGTGAGCGCGTATAGCCTGTACATTCTTTTCAGATAAAGCCTGTTCTTGGGTCATGTTATGGAACAGTCCGGGCATGATACCCTGTAGTTTGTTGTATGCGGCTGTTCTTGCTTCTATGGCCTGCGTCTGGTCAGTCATAATGTCAACCAAAGACTTTGAATTTTCAGTATCTATGGCGATTCCCGACATTATGTTGGTCGGCATATCCGCTACGGTGCGCTGAAAAGTTTTTAATGCTCCAGTGAAGTCATTAAGCCTGTCTATCTGTATCTGCTCAGCGTCAGATACTTTATTCAGCCACTCCCAAAACATCTGAAAACCCGATATGGCAACTTGAAAAATAGCCATGTTGGCAATCATCCTAAGCCCCATTTTTTCAACAATATTGGTAAACTTCGTGCCGATATCATTGCCTACTTTCACGCTTTCATTTACTTCCGCTACGGCTGTGGCCAACCTTCTCAGTTCAGCTGTTAATGTCCTTGCTTCTTCGGATTCACCTTCACCGGCAACCTTCAGCTCTGTCAATCTGTTTTTCATCAGCGACATTTGAGCCGTGACAGTAACTGTGCTATCTCCTAAACCGGATATAGTGCCCCTTGCGGACTTCATGGCCGCGTCAAGCTGTGCACCACGACTAGCAAGGTCGTTGAACTCAGCGGATCCCGCTTTACCGGCCAATGTCATTTCGGCCATGGTCTTTACAACAAGACTAAGTTCAGCGGCCACGCCCCCCATTGCGGCCTGTAACTGATTAGCCGAAGCAGATAACGCTTTGAACTCTGCACTATCTTCAAGACCTGCCGCCCTGAGCCCTTCCAGTTCAGCGGTCATTTTCGTAAGCTGGCCTGATGCGTCAGGATAATTACCGATGTTTATTTTCTGTGCCGTATAGGCGTCAACATTATTTTTAATGAAAGTGTCCTTTTCGGCAATGGCCGCGATCAATTCCTGCTGACGTTTTACACCTTCTTCGGTTGTCAGGTTCAGATTATTGAGTTCTGACCTGTATAGCTGTGATTGCAGGCGCGCTTCGGCTATGCTCCCCGGTACTGCGTTCTGTAGCTGTATCTGTTTCTTCAGTTCAGCACTGTTTGCAGCCACAGCTAACCTGTTAGTGATGCTTTCCGCTGTTGCTGCCTGTGTCTGTATGGTTGATAGGTTTTGAGCCTTGATTTCTGCATTTATGGCGTTGGTGTAGTCCAGCAAATCAACCTTTGCCCGGCTTAGGGCCAGCGTATTCCTTTCGATAGATGCCGCATAAGCATCTCCGCTTATCTTGCCTTCAGCCATCGCGGCCTTGGCTTTCTGCATGTTTAGCGTTGCACCTTCAATAGCCGCCTTGGCGTCAAGTTGGCCCTGTACATTCTTCTGTAGGGTTGGTGTGAGCTCAGCAAGCCCCTGCTGATATGCCTTGACGCTTACGGTCGCTTTGGCTGTAGATTCAGCAAACTTTACATTGACGTCCGATACTTTCTGTACAGTATTGATGAACTGCGCAAAATTGGCAGAACCACCAATGGTATTAACCATTTTCTGCGCTTGAGTTGTCAGGGTTACCATCTCATCAGCAGCAGATTGCAAAGCCGCATCGAGATCGGCAATTTGCTTTAATGCCCGTTCGGAGACGAACTCGTCGAGTTGTTCAGTATTCATTATTTCTGTGCTTTTGCTGCTGCTGAATAATCAGATAATTCTTTATACATGATGCAGTACTCCATCGTTGAGATGTCAACCGCCCTGATATGCCTTTTTGTATAATTGCTGATGGCTACAAGTGCTTTTGTGTAGCTTTCAAGGGTAGCCGCCTTGGCGCCTGATCGCTGCTTAGCTTCTTCTTCATCCTGGTACTGTAGTTTTGCCTGTTGCAGCTTCACTGCATCATTTTTCAGGGCTGCTTCTACGGCTTTCAGGTCCTTGATGTAGCTTTCTTCGGTAAATGGTTTTTCATACCCCCATCCACGTAACCCCTGTATCAGTTTCGGCATGTATTTCATGCGTAAAAAGCCGATTAGGGCTTTCACCTGTAAGATTTTCGTGTTCAATCGCTCTATTTTCCAGACGAGATTTATGTGTTTGGTACTCTCTCTGTTGCCTGTCAGTGTGTAGTATTCTGACAATATGCATATCCATGCGGCAAAAAGGTCATTTTCTGTCGGCTCACCTGCCTTAATAAGTACTGAATAGTCCTTATTTACGTCCACTTTTATGAAGTCGGAAAACTTTAAATCCGTGCAATTGCGGATTACTTCGGGTTTTACAGGAGTTTGTATCCTTATATTTCCTGCGAACTCCTCCAATTTATCAACTAGTTCATTTTCCGCTTGCTCTCGTGCCGCTGCCACCTCTTTACGCCTCTCAAGCCAGCACATGACACGATGATACCCCTCTACGAGATACAAGCACAGAAACAGGCCTATGATTACCCCGATGACTACGCAGAACCAAAACAGAATACTTACAAGTGTGTCCATGCTCATTTATTTTACAACTCCACCGATGATGGATGATACTTTTCTGATTAATTGCGGCCTGATAACAGACCAGTAGGCTTGTTCCCTGCTACGGGTGTTCAAGCCCAACTCTGTATTGCCATATTTGTTTGATACGTCCTTTGCGAATGATGCTGTGGCATCTGTTACCACATTATCGCCTTCTCTCTTAACTACTATACTACCATGCAGCACCCCTGTAACGATCAGGTTAGGTATGCCGTAGGGGCTATCAGGGAACAGGCGTTTTTTCCAGTCTGCATAATTTTTAGCTTTCTCAGGTGATGTGAAATACGGGTCATTCAGTATAGATGGCAATAGCTGCCCCTTGTTGTCCTCTCCGCGCATAAGCTGTGCACGTTGAACATCTGCCATCTTATCGGTATTGCTCGCAATAACATCGCCCGTCAACTGTGGAAGGTTGACAGTACGAACTTTACGAAGCATACCTGCAATAGTCATCTGGGAAGTTTTAAAAAAGGCAGGCATCATGTCGGCCTGCCTTTTTAAGTTGTGATAATGGAATGCTATTATACTTTCGGCTTGTCGTCTGCCTTCACCTCATCTGTAGCAATCTTTATTTCGGGTTGCTTACTTACAAACGGAGCTGGTTTAGCCGGTGCCGGTATTGGTGCGACCTCTGCCGCTGGTGTAGCTGCCAGTTCTGCATGGTAAGCCTTGTTTGCCGCAACACATTCATCGTAGGCTTCGCCCATAACTGTATCTATGTTTTCGGGAGCGTACTCCGCCGCAAATACAGTGCGAATATTGGATTTCAGAAAATCTTCTTTTTTCATTCCTGCCACATGTTCAGCATTGAGGCTCACGTGTCCTTTTTCTACTGTGGTGTTTACTTGTTTTGCCATGATATTTTATCTTTAATACGTTTGAAAAGAAGATAGGCGAGCAGATACCCGCCTATCAATGATCATTAGTCAGCCATCACAAGGCCACCTACCTGCGTTTCGTAGTACCCGGCCACAATGGCAAATACAGACGATACGCTTTGGAAGCTGAACACTGCCGGAGCATGTAGCGTGTAGTCCGGGTCAGAAGTATCAACCGTTACGGCTATATTCTGCCCTACCTTAGCTATCGATGTTATCGTGATAGTTGCGCCGGTTGACTGGCGAAGGCACTTGAAGCATGCGGCAGTCAAAGCGATAGAAGCATCACCAACACCTAAGTTGATACGGCCATCCGCTGTGGTAACTGTCATAGTGTACACACCTGCTGAGCCTGTGCCCGTAGAGGTCAACACTACGTCCTGTACTGCGTTATCCTTCAACGTGGTTATCAGTTCGGCACCTGTCGCAATGATGCAGAGGTCCTTATTGAACTCGTCAACATATTGCAGTGCAAGCGTAATCATGAACTGTGCAGCCTTGTCCTTATTGGCCAGCTTCCATTTTTGAGGGTCGATCTGTGCAGGAGTGATACCCTTGCAACCTGTTACATAGCCATTAGCATCGTATATATTTGCTGTATATACCATGCCTGAATGACCTAAGAACACGAAGTTGTACAGGTCGGTCTTACCGAGGAAAGACATTACAGCCTGGAAGTACTCGATACCACCGTCCAACAGTTCATAGTCAAAGATGTACTTACCCTGATCGGTCAATACCTGACGACCGAAGCCGTATGTTTGGAATGTCGGATCGGTTGTCTTATCAGTCAATGCTTCGAACGGTCCGATAAACTGAGAACGTGCTGAGTAGGCATTGTTCACGCCTAACGCCAGTAAGTTGGTAATAATGCCGGCTGATATTGTAGCATCACTGTCAGATGCATTAAACGTGTAGCTCCACGACTTAGGCACGAGCAAACACGCTTTGATAATGTCAGGCATAACAGGGTACTTACCCTTACCTGTATTCCGGTTGTTTTGCGTAAGCAAACCTATTTTAGTTGTCATTTTGAATAATTAAGAAGTTGTGAACTTAATAAGTTGAAATGCGGTAGGCTTATCGCTTACCTGATATACGGGCCTTGGGNACACATGACTGTGTACCGGTTGTGATGGTGATAAGCCGCCCATACAGAAAAGGGAAGCGCGGAACAAACCACATCGGGACCTGTGTTGTTGTATTTGTAATGGTATAGGTCTTGCCAACGCTTGTATATAGTGCTACGGTATCACCCGACATGTTATACATCGTGGCATTGGTGAAGGAACTATCATTACTGCCCTGAAGAACTACAGTACCGGCGGGAGNGCCGCTTATCTTGGTAATACTGTCTACGATCGTCAAATCGCTCCTGTATTGCGCCAAGAAATAGCAGTACGAGGTGTCCGCGTTAACGGTCGTGTCCGTCTTTGTCCCGCTATTAGCCGTTATAGCTCCGTTTGCCTTTTTGTACCACGAAGCAGCCGTTGACTGTATATGTTCGCCCTGAGCGATTGCGCTTCCCATGAAGCAGACTGCCATTGCAGCCAATAAGATTATTTTTTTCATTTGTTATGGTCTTTTGTTTGGTTGGTTAACTGTTAGTTTTAAATTTTGAACCTCAATAGCGTCAAGACTATTACTGAAAATGTTTGCGCGAGGATTGCCTTTACCGTCCCTATCACCCCAGAAAGGCAACTCGTATTTACGGTGCTTTATCTTCCTGAATGACATATCTGTGAACAACCCTGTATCTGTGCACTTCTCAATAAACGTCCTGTACATTGGTAGCAGAATCGGCTGAAAAACCTTTGTGTAACGCTCTTCAACGCCCTCTTTGGTGGTGTAATGGCAGAATATGATGTTTAAGTCAACGTCCTGCCAATAGTTGTTAGTCTGGTTGCCGAAGTCCTCAGCAAATGGCATTATCAGGCAAATGAGCGGAAACATATCGAACTTACCACCTGCGCCATCAATACCGGGATTCTTCATCTTCGCCTGTAGTCTTGCTTCGATATTATTGTACGTGTCGTACATGTAACCGATAGACTGGATAGAAGGTTGTGCCTCCTGTAGTAATGGTAGTATGGCATTGCTTACACTCGTAACCACTTTGCCGATAAGAACCGGAACAGGACCTGGGTAGACTGTCATAAAAAGCCGATACGTTTAAAGGTGCAAAAATCTGTCTGTTCATAAACCCACTCAGGGAACATTGCTGTCCCGTCATCGTTCTTTGCAAACTTTAAGAAACACCACATTTCAACTGTCAGCTTTACCATTCCGTTCCATGCCGCCTGCTGCTTGTAGAAGGGGGTAACATTACCGCTATTCGCCGCTTTGCCTTTCTGCTCACCCACGTTTGTTGTGTACGATACCGCATTGCGGGTGTACCAGTAATAAACATAGTCAGCTATCGGGCTGATCTTTGTGGCTGTTATTAACCCCTGCCATTTGCGTAAGACGTTGTTAGCATCCGTGTACTCACCGCCATTGAGAAGCAACTGAAAACGCGCATCAGAAGATGGAACACCATCGACAATAAATAATTTCCAAAAAGCATAGCCGAGGGCCTTCTGAAGATACTCAGGCTCATAGTTGCCTATGAACATGTTAACTTCAGCCTGTACGTCAGGTTGTCCGACTGGTAAGTCGATGTTGCCTTTGAAAAAATCCTTGTCGATGATGTTTGCCATGTGTTATGCTTGTTCTTCTGCTGCTTTTTTACCCTTGCCTGTAGTTGCTTTGCCAGGCACCAAACCGCCCACGGTTAGTTTGTGGTGGTCGTCAACTGTGGTACTTTCTCCCTTTTCAACGGCCCAACCCTTTTTTAAAAGGTCTTTAGCCAGATTAGGGTGTACCGATATTTCTTCATCCTTTTTTATGTATGGATGTCCGTTTGTGGCTATCACCGTAGTTTTTTCTCTGAGGTCTACGGGTGTGCCTTCTTTTTCTTTTGCCATTGTGTTTTTTATTGAAGTGTTATTAATTATTTACCAGTGAGAAATTAAACACCGGCATTTGCAATAGCCGCCTGAACGTGCGCTATCGTTTCAGAAACAAAAGCACCGGTCCAGTTGTCAGGTACATAAAAATGCAGACGCTGTTCACCGATAACGGTTACGAAACCTTTCTCGAAGTCGTCGTTTACCCAGCCGTACTGAACAGTGAAGCCTTTATACCTGCGCAGATTGGTACGTGAACTGTCGTAAACACGTACAGTACCTACAGCTATCTGGTTGCTTTCTACAACCGTTACGCCCGCTACTTCCATGCCATTTGCTGATACGAACGGAGGTATAACATAATATCCGGTAGCGCCCTTCTGTAACTGAAGGTTAGCTGCATCGATCGGATTCACCAAAGCGACATTAGCGTTAAAGTTCAGCGTCTTGATCTGGGTAGCTATCGCCTTGATAACGTCCGCCAGATTAGGTGTATCGGTTTTTATGGTTGTAAGTACATAGCCGCCTGAAAACGCATCCAGACCCTTGAGGTTGTCGCCTGTGCCGTCTCCTGTTATGAGTTCGGTATCAGTAGCGATATCTACCAGGTACTTTAGTTCATCCGTAATGGCGGAGGCCATAAAATCGATGTCGTCTAAAGCTTCTGTTGATACCTTGATCTTATCTGATACCTTCTTTGCAGAGCTGAGGCTCTTTTTGAAGTCGAAAGACACTAAAGGTTTCAGTACACCCTCACCAATAAACTGCGCCTGTCCCTGCGGGTTGGTCTTCTCTACCCAATAAATAGCAGCGTTTGACGTCGCTGAGCCATTCATGTAGTTGGACACGAAGGGTTGGTTACGGACAAGGTTTATATACCCTGGCTGTAATTCGAAGTTTGGCAACATTGGTGAAGCAGCTGCGGCAGAACCGGCAACAGTTTCATTTGTTGCAGCCTTGATCTCGATAGTCAGCTTATTTATTTCACCCTTTTTGAACTGCTCAAACAGGTCGGCGTTTGACTGCCCCTTTTCGCTTTTACCTTCCATCCATGCTTTCAACTGTCCTTTTACAGACATGTCTACTTTCGCGCTTGGTGCGCCCATGTTTTTCAACTTGGTAATTTCCTCGGCCTGCTTTACTACGATACCTTCCAGCTCCTTCAGTGCGTCACCGCTTACCAAAGACTTTTTAGCCTCAGTGATTGCAGATTCAACCGCTGTTTTTACCTCAGCTTCTGTGGTTGCGCTTTTCAGGCTGTTGTTTACCACTTCTTCGAGGGTTTCCATCGCTGCCAGTTCCTCACCTTCCAGCGTGATACCCTTCTTTTTGAACTGCGCTACCAATCCGATCGGTGCGAATGCGAGTGCCGCCTTTGGATTAGCATGCACAAAGTGCATCCCTGTCAGCAGGCTTGCTATCACAAGAGTGGACTTCAACCACTTCGTAATTTTAAATGATTGTTTTTTCATTAGTTTTCTTTTAGTTGTGAAAGTTTTAAAAATTTGGATTTCGGCTTATCCTTCTTAGCGGCTTGGTCTTTCAGTGATTGCTTGATATCTTCAATCGGCTGACTGCTTACAAGTGCTTCCCGTTTAGCCATAAGCGTGCGTAATTCTCTTTGTTTTGGAAACGACAGGGATTTGCAGAACTTTTCCAGTTCGTCCTGTACATCTTCGATAATGCTTTCTCTGTCCTCACTTTTAAGGCCAGCGTAGTATGTGGCATCATTAGCCGCTAAGGTGACTACCGACCCTTCAAACAGCGTAAGCTCCCGACAGATGAAGGCGTCAAGGTTCTCGTCATACTCCATCTTATCCCACACGTACTGAAAACCTATACTGAACTTATCCAGGGTGCCGCTTTCCAGCTGAGTAAGCGCTCTGTCTGCTATGTCAATAGGGTCGAGTATAGCTTCAAAATATAATCCGAAGTCGTCCTCTTTCAATTCGGTGATACGACCTAGTGGCTCTTTCATGTCGTGCTGCCACAGGAAAGCGATTTTATTGCCGCTGTTGGATTGTGGGCCACGGTCATTTATGCTCTTGGCGAATGCTCCCTTCACGATAACATCGCTATCACTATCCTTGTTGCCGAATACAGCGAAGTACCCGCTGACCTTACGACCAGACACGGTAGGTTCTTTAATAGCAAAAGCAAACAACTTGTAGTTGATCGGCTTGCTACCTTGTCGCTTGTGCTGTATATGCTTATCGAGTGCCATGTACTTTTTTCTTTTTAAAAAGGTTCAATGTTTTCTTACCCTTACCACCAGTTACAGGATCCGCTTCTTCGTTCGGGTCTGCCGCATCTGGTGGTGTTTCGGGGTCTTTGTTCACCTCGTCACCGTTTGGCAGTCGCAACCGTGATAACCTTTCTTCTTCATCGATATAATCGTCTCCCCCGTCTACCGGCTCATGTCCTATCAGGCTGCGTACTTCATTACCGGTAATGTGTCCCCCCGCGTAAAGCAGTTCAGCTGCTTGTGCATTTTGGTATAGTGCTTGCCCCTGCTTCAATGCGTCGTCCTGTAATGCCGGTATATCATCAAAAGAAACTTTTATCTTCAGATCCAGCTCGTCAAAGCAGCACAATTCAGTCAAGAATTGGCAGATATCTACAGCCATAGGGATAATGCTGTCCGTGTAGAAGTCACGTGTTGCTACGTCAAGGTTTGTTTGCTTGTTCTCCGCTACTTTTGGTATCAAGGCCATCGGCATACCCGCTACGCCTGCAATCGCCACTGTGTCGGCTAATGTTTCCTCAAATGGTGCCAGTTCGAGTATGTTTGCTCCGGTCTTGATGTAGTTGACGGGCTGATTGGTTATCGCAATTGGCTTTTTACCGTTCGATACTCCATAATCGCTGTACATGTCATCTTCCAGTTCCTGACGCTCTCCCGGCCTGAGCGCTATATTCCCGCTAACATCGGTCTTGTTTGATACGAGAATACCCAGTGAGCCGCGCTGCCTGTAAATAACTCCCCTCGCTTCATAAACGATAGCCAGGTTGCTAAGTGGTAACTCCGCTGCTTTGAAGATGGAAACGCCTTTGCCGGTAATCACGTCATTTGCTGCGCCTAGCTTGTTAGTCACGTTATGAACTATGTACTGAGGTGGAATCTGCGACATTACGCCGCCTGTAACACACTGGTACGCATCAACAAAATCAGACGTTGAGGTGACTACTAGCGGGGATGGGCGCGGGGCTTTCATGTGAATAAGCACATAATGGCTTGGCAGTAGCTTAATATCCTTGATGTATTTGTGCTTGACTGGCAATGTGTCAGGTATGAACCGATAACCATAAACGTTACCTGTCATCATCTTGTACACCACAGCCAACCAAATAAACTCCTTGAATGTTAAGTCGCAGTTGGGTTTTTCCTTGATCTTGTTCCACAGTTCATTATTGTCTACCTCGTTGTCGTCCTTGTCTACAAGCGTGTACTCTCCGTTTGATACGCGGTCTGCGAATCCTTTCACTATGCCAAAGAGCTCAGGTATTGACTGGAACAGAAGCATCATATTTGCTTCTGAGTAGCCACCACGGAACGCAGACAGGAAACTTTCGTTATTCCCGGTCAGAGTATAGATGTTGTTCACCTGTCCTGTTACCGGGTCTGTCTGTTGGGTATATCCGACATTATCGAAATAGCTTGATGGGTTGTAGAAGCCCTGCGAGCTGCTCTTTTTCTGTAGAGTAGATTCGAGGTACTTCTTGTATTCACCCATTATGGCTATCTGCTTATCGGTGTACTCCATCGACAACAAAATTGCTTTATAAAAAAATCTTGGTCAAAACGCTATAGACTACACTTGCTCTTACCACAAGTGCCCAAACTCCGCCCTAAAGAACGCAGCCACACCCGCTGAAGCATCGGGAGCATCATCGTGGGCGTTCTTACTTGCTCCGGTCTGTATGCGCCTGTAGTCGGTCAGATTCTTGATGTACTTGGCATACTCAGGTGAGCACGTCTGCCAGTCCTCACGAAAAATGAAGTTGTTTAAAATGAAGCTCTCCTGAGCGAGTATGCGGGTATGCTTGTTGGTATATGGCTTGACGATACGTAAATCCCCCTGCCAACCGGTGTCGTACAGCTTGCGCCTGATAGTAGTACCGAATGTCTGCCAGCCACCCACGCCCTCAAAATCTACTTTGTCGATCTTGTCTTTCCTGATTTTATCGATTATCCGGTTCTCGTTTACTTCCGTTCCATGAGCATTGTAGATAACGTCATCAATGTATATCTTATCGCCTATCAGGTAGCCAATAGGAGCGGCAAGATCATCGCCCCCTGTATCAGCAGGGTCTACGAACATAAAGCGATATTCTGCCAGCTTGTTAACGTCTGTTGTTTTGGGGTTGTACATCTTGAGCGCATCAAGTGCGAACATCAGTCCTTCGCGCGGTTGTGGGTTCTGTTGTAGCTGGCGCTCAAAAAATATCTTTGTTTCAGGGTTATCGCTGTTCTGCATCTTCAGCAGGTCAGGCACACTGTACAGGCGATTGCACAGTGCTTTGTATTCTCCATCCTCCTGATACAGCGCTGGAAGGCTCAATACTTCCCATTCTCCTGGCTCTGTGCGCATCAAATAGCCGGGCAGGTCATCTGGGTGTAAGCGCTGCCCGATAACGATAATAGGCGTATTGCGTGAATTGGTACGGTTCTTTACGGTGGTATTGTACTTACGGTTGACTGCCTCTCTAACTACTTCGCTATCCGCGTCAGCAGCTTTGATGGCATCATCCCATATGATTGCCCCGCCAAAGCCTTCAGACCGCTCCAAATCGCTCAACACCGAGTCAAGTTCTTTGTCCTCATCAACAAGTCCGGCACCAAACCCTGTAACCTGTCCACTACTACCGGTAGCATACNCCCCCCCATTCATGGTAGTGTACCACTTCTTTTTAGCATCAGTAGTGCCTTTTATCTGTACATGTGGGAATAGCGCCTGATAGGCTTGTGATTTTACGGTATCTCTGGCCGCTTCTGAATTTTCAAGGGCAAGTTCAGCAGATGCAGTCAGGTGTATGAATTTTGCAGCGGGATTGTGCGCCAGACCTTTAGCTATGAACTTCTTAACAGCTATCTCAGTTTTTCCGAAGCGCGGCCCTATGTTGATGATAAGTCGCCTGCATTTACCTTGTATGACCCGATCAAGAGCATCGCATATTAACTCATGGTGCTTGTCTATTATCAGCTTGCGCTTTGTTTCCTGCTTGAAAAAATAACGGGTAAAGAAAAGCGAGGATTTAAGGCACTTGTATTTAGCTACTTTGAGATATTTGATTTCATCGGGCGTCATACATCATCCTCGAGGGCTTTATCGTATGCTTTTATTTCGTCCTTGGTCAGGTTGACATTAACCGAAACTTCTTTTTGCTTGTTGTCCTTCTCGAAAATTCCAAGGTGCCGGCCTAGCAGTTCCAGAGATTTAACCTTATCATGTAACTTTACCTCAATGCCTTCCCTGCCTTGCTTGATAGACGCTATAGCAGAAATCTTATCTTTCGATATTTCACTGGTAGCCTTAATGTCTACGATTTTCTGTATTGAGGTTTCAGGTTCAAACGCTTCGTCTGGATCATCTCCGAATACAGGGACCTGCATCTCATGCTCGACCACTGTAACAAAATCATCAATATTTGCAAATCCTATTTTGGCAAGTTCCCTGACAACCATTTCAGCGGTTATATCTGTTTTTTCTTGTATTTTAAGTTGCAACTCAGATATTTTTTTTTGTATGTCAACTTTGGTTAAGTTCTGAGACCCTATAACTTTTGCTGTCTTTTCGCTATATCCTGCACGTATTGCCGCCTGAGTTGCATTCAGGTCGACCATGTATTCGTGACAGAATTTAATTTGCTTTGCTGACAACTTAGCCATACCACAAAACTACCAACAGCATACGCCTGTCGCCAAAAAGCTATAGACTACAGGCATGGTTTGTGCCGACTATGCCCCTAGATCCCCTCTCGAACTAATAAAATAACAGCTACCCAGTTAACTGGATGTATCATTATTCCTTACCGGCGATTTTAATGTATTTAATATGAAATCCGATTGTCAGTCGGGCATATTGCAACAGCACGTTTGATCCGTTCTACCGCTCGAGTGTCGGTGACAAAATTAGGACGCTGATCTATTGCCTGGAAGATACTATAGACTACATGCTTTCTCCACGTGAAATTTATACCTCTTTTATGCTTATCCCCAGCTCATTCAGCATCATTTTACATTTCAGCCGGTAGGTTGGTAGCTTACGGGTCACGTCAGATTTCACATCTTCTACAATCTCAACCCCCGTTTTAGCATCTATATACACATGATCCGCTATGTACTTGCAAACAGATAATTGATAAGTCACCTGTCTGCGTAGTTGCCCTATTTCACCAGCCTTGAGTAGTAACAGCAATTCCCGATACCTGTAATATTCCTTCGAGCTGTCGAATATCATTCCGTCCCACTCGACTTTAGTATTATTGAACTTTGCCCGTTTCTTCTTTTTGCCTGATGCTGTCGGCTCGTCAAGACCATTAGCTGCGACTATAGTACCCGCATCCAACTTTTGTTGTACGAGTTCTTTAGTCCAGCGGATCACGGGCTTGCTCATATCTTGCCCTCCGATTTTAAACGGTTGTAGGCGGATTCCCATGCGTCATCACGAGAATTACACCAAATAGATGCCGTTTCAGATAAATAGCGTTCTGTGTCTTTGTGTATTATCCACATGTCAAATACGCCATGCTTGCGGATATTAGCCTTGTCGTACACCTTCCGTACCTCAGCCCGATAATCCACCTGTGTGTTATTCATGTCCTCAATTTTCATGTTCTTAGCTATTTCAACCATCTTATTGAGCGCATCTACCGTTTCCTGTGTTGGTTCACCGATGAATGTTGCATGACCACCGTTTGCGAGTTCTATGCTGTGTCGCTTATCCATTGTTCTTTTTTGGGTAGGCTGAAAAAAGTTGTGCTGTAGTGTGATATTGTGTCATATGAGCATCCTGCGGGTTATGGTAGTCATTCTCCCATTTACGCTCTATGCTTGAAAATGAATAGCTTTTGTCCTGAATCCACTCCACAAACGCCAATACATCCGATTCCGTGTAACCTGCTCGGTCAGCGATAGATTGCTTATAACCATCAATAAAAGCCGTGGCAACAAGTACTTTTATTTCTCTCTCTGTCCATCTAGCAGAATAGGATAGGCTTTTGCAGCATTTATTAGTAAAAGCCGCTGATATATTTTCTATCTCTTCATCACTCACCCCAACGGTTGATGTGCGGGTACGGAGAAGGTCGATACAAACCTTGCTGCATATCTCATAGACCGTATTAGCTATAGTATATTGCTCGCTGTCGATTTCTAGTTGTTCCAATACACCATAGTTATCTATCATCAGTCCTTTTATTTCCTCCACGCTCGGCACCTGTACTGGATGCTCCATCTTGTAATTGTGGCAACAATCAGGGCTTAATATGCCGCCATGCACCTGAGGATTGCAGCACCTTGGCTCTATCTGCTCCATGTCTATCGGGGTAGGTGAGATGTAGGAAAAATCCGAATCATCTTTACAGTGAGGATTCTTATGATGCTCCCATTCGTTATTCATATCATTCCAAAATGCAATAGTGTGTTTTTTATTTCCTTGAATGATTACCCAGTAATACCCTTCTTTTCTGCTTTCGTTGCTCATAGTTGTGTGGTTTTTTGAGTGATAAAATCTGTGTACTCTTGCTCCGTGGCGGGGAGAATATTTACCCCGATAGATATACCCATAAACCATTCGTGATTTATGTAACATATCAGGTCGTCATTCCCGTTCATCCATTCTGTTACAATAACCACCTCGCTATTTAGTTCGCTATCTTGGTCAATCACCCTCTCATACTTCGGCAGCACATCAACGTCACGTTCGGCATACCAGGGGATTGGTTGGAATATTTTCGGGTATTTGCTCGTAATATCCATCCCATTTGGATGAATAGTTAGGTCGCCATCAAATACCATAATATCACCTACTTTATATGGGCTATCGGGATAGTCTTCTACCACCTTCACCCTCGGAATCATTAATTGCTCTACTGTCATAACTTACTTTTGCGGCACTAAGCCTTGTGATTGTAAATATTTCCCTCCATACCCTCTAGATGTTTGTCCTTTTATTTCATCACACTTTACATGATATCCATGAGATAAAGCATGCATAGCTACCTCAGCCGTATCCTGCAATGACAATTCGGCAAGTCCTAAATATGCTGGTATTACATCAGGGGCAAATAATGCGCCCGTGTCTTGTCTTGCCATCTTTTCCGCAAGCTGCATTTTGCGCTGTTCGTATGTTATCATGTGATTGAAAGTATTTTACCTAGTGAAATAATAAAGTGGTCGCCTTGTGCATTATCTGACCATTCAGGACGGCATGTACCGATTGTGATACCTTTGCACTCAACAATCACTGTCGGGGCGTTTTTAGCATAGCCGTTGCGGAACGTGATAGTGTCGAAGTGCTTGAATTTACCTCCTGAAAAATTAAACATGGATTGGTGGGTATCTGGATGTTTTGGCTTGGCAATCTCATCAAATGTATTATTAATATCATCTGGGTACAACCAACGATAAAACGTTGCTAGTCTGTGAATCCAATACGGTTTTATCTCCCTATATTCTTCGGTCTTTTCTCCCGAAGCAATAAGGTCAAACCATTTTTTACGAAGCGTGAGGTTCAGTGTGTTCATACTTTATCATTTAAGGTTGTTGAATCAATGGCGATACGTGCCTGAGTGAATTTATCCTACCCTGTCATATTCAGCGGCAATTAATGCAGCAGATATAATCATCCTGTCAGATAATGGCTTTAAGCACATTTTCATCCAAATATCTTTACTCCATCCTTTGGGTGGATGATGGCGAACAGTTGTTGTGTCTTCTAAAAGAAGCATCCTAGCCGCATCCAATAATTGCCCCTCGGCATTTTGCTCTTTGTCCCACCATTCACTTCTGTAATGTTTTTCTATTTGCTCTTTCCTTTCTTGGGCGATAAGTTCAACCCCTGTTAATTTCTGTTCCATTTTTTATATTTACTCCGCTACCTACGGGTTACTTGTTTTTGTTCCTTATACGGTCTGCTGCGTCTGACCATGCGGCTTGAGATATTTCCATATATTCGCTTATCACATTACTATCCTGATATGGCGGAATTTTTATACAATATTGATTTTTACCGTCTGCGTATTTTGTCATGCATAAAGCATCTTTATAATTAACGCGAACATATACCTCATCACTCTGCTCGATCTCTCCGACATTGATGTCGGTAACAGGTGCAGCGGATGGGTAGGTCGTGGTGTAGTAGTCGGCATAATATCGCTCACCGCCCGTTTCTATCGGGTATAACTTATCGTTCTTAGCGTTGACTATCTGCTCCTTTTCTACCGGCAGAAGGGATTCAAGTATTGCTATCGCCTCGAAATATCCATGCGAAATATTCTCATCAGGTTCATTGCATTGTTTTGCATCTATAAGTGCAATTGCTTGCTGTACGACTGTCTTGCTCATGGGTGTGGTTGTTTAGTTGTTATCTCAATAATTTTACTGCTTTATTCGTAAGCCATTCTACTGTTTAAATGCGGTAGGCATAGGCTTATGTAACTTTCTCCTTTTAGCGCTTAGTCCTTCAACAATGGTATCAAATTCCCTTTGCACTTTACCTGCTTCTTTTTCATTCAAGTGCTGGGTGTATTTTTTGCTATTCTTCATTATCATGTCAATAGTGAACGTTATCGCCGCTATCTTGTGAGCGTTTTTTAAAGGCAATAATTTGTCTGGTATAGGATCAACTTTTACTTTTTTCATTTTATGCCTCCTTTTTATTTCTCAGTTCAACAATATCTAGTGCTGCGGTAATGGCGGCTGCGTAGGCGACAGCAGGACTGTCATAAGCGACATCCAAGTTGTCAAATGATTTACCTACTTTTGAGTATATAGTTACAAACCATTTAGACCAAGCGGGGGTTGGGCGAATCGCCACATGCAGCCCGTACCGATCACGGAGAAATGTAGCGGCTTGTTCCAACGATGCAGCGGAGTAATTACCAGGGAATTTGTTATGGTTCATTTTGCTAGAACCGTGTACATCACTTGACATATCTAAGTAGTATGAGTCGGTCTTCTCATTAAACCCAATAGCCTTAAACCTTATCGAATCTTGCTTGTTTACGTACATTGTAGTGTGTTTAAAGTGTTACTGTTCGTTTTGTGTCAATTGATGGGGTCATAGCATCATCATAGATTACACAGGCGCAGCATATATGTTTACCATCAATAACTTCCATTGTGTAATCTTCATTTTCTATCCAATCTTGAACATCCCCTTTCTTAAAGAATGACCAATCGGCACCGAATTTTATAACCTGTCCGCAATTGTCACATATGACCTGCTCTGCTTCTATTGCTTGTATCATGTCTGTATTTTTAGTGTGATGGGTTAGATGAGCGGGATGATTTCTGCACATCCATTTATACTATACTGTATTTCGGTAAATGTGCATTTGCTTTTGTTGTATGTTACAGTCCCGCCTATGGTTTCATGTAAACCGATAATAAAATATAGGTTGTGCCTTTTCGTATCATCAAAAGCAGCCTTCAGTATTAGTTCGTCTTGCTGCTCGTAGAATTTTTTTAACAACTTAGCCTCATACTCTGATTTACCTTCCAATGTAGATGTATACGCTACATTATATTGCTTGAACGCATAAAGTGCATTATTTAAGGTAACTAACATTTGACCCATAGCAGCACCCCTTGTATATGATGCAGGTTCAGCCATTAACTTATCGAAATCCGATATGTATTTTGCGCATGTATTTAGAAATTCGCCTAATACCTTCTTGTTAACAGGTACATATCCGTGTGGGATTTTGTTTTTCATCTGCTCAAACTGTTGTTTGCGCATTTTCTCCTGATGATTAGGTACTNCCTCCGCCACATATTTATGCAGCACCTTAACCATCTTTGCAAGCGATTCTTTATCCGATGGTAGCCCAATTTGTTCGGACCATTTTTTTAATTGAGTATATTCTTTATAAGGTATCATAACTTATCATTTTACCCGCTACATAGCAGGGTGGTTAAAAATTTGGTTAAAATGGTGCGTCTGGTTCAATCTTGTTCGATTCTGTAATGTCGCGGGTGTTACGCTGGAATCCCTGCGGAGTGAATAGCTTCGACCCGCCAAATTCACCTATGCCGGCATGTGGGTTGTCTGGTGCAGGGAAGTCATCAAACTCTACCGGATCACTCCATAACTGAATATCCTTTTTGAAATTCATGGATATTGTTACACCAGATGCTCCGTTACGATATTTGGCAATATGCACCTCTGCGCAATTCTCAACCATAGGGTCTACCTCATCCTTGCTTTTTTGGTAGTCAGGTCGGGTCAAGAATATAACCATGTCCGCATCTTGTTCTATGGCCCCTGATTCCCGGAGATCACTTAGCTGAGGAACTTTGTTTGCTACTCCGTTTTTTTCTATTCCGCGGTTAAGTTGAGAAAGTGCTATGATCGGCACATCCAAATCTTTAGCCAGGGCCTTCAAATCCCTCGATATGGTTGATATTTCTTCCTGCCTGTTTTTGCTTTTCGGATCTCCACTCATCAACTGCAGGTAGTCGATTAATATCATTTCTATTCCAAACTTCTTTTTCAGCCGCCTAGCCCTGGCCCGCAATTCGAACGTAGACAGTCCAGCCGTGTCGTCTATGTATAATTTCAACTTAGAAAATTCATTTGACGCATGACGAACCGATTCGGCATCATCTTGTCTTTTAATTCCTCTAGGTATGCTGAATTTATACAATTCAACTTCCGACATGCTTGAAAGGATTCGATTTGTAACGGGCAATCTGCCCATTTCTAAGGAGAATATGGCAACTGCATAGCGCCTGCCCGGATTAAGGGCAGCATTAAGCGCTAAATTAAGCGCAAACGCTGTTTTACCTACAGATGGACGTGCCGCTATAATTATCAGGTCTGTTTTTTGCCATCCGCTAGTACGTATGTCAAGGGAAGGGAATCCTGTGGGTATGCCGCTGATTGTGAGATTGCTCTTTTGAAGCTGGTCTAAGTTCGTGGCGGCATCCAGCGCTAACTCAGCAGCAGATTTCGCACCACCACCAACATTGCTTACCGATAAATCTGTAAAACTTCGCTCCGCCGAAGCCATAAGGTCAAAAACATCGGTACTATCCTCATACGCATCGTTGATGATTCCACCAGATATGCGTATCATTTCCCGACTCATGTATTTTTCGCGGACGATATAGGCATGCGCCTCTACGTGTGCGCTGGATATTACGCTCATTGTTAGCCTACTGAGATAGTAAGCCCCGCCGACCATATCCAATTCTGACGATTTTCTCAATTCATCTGTGATTGTCAAAAGGTCAACAGGTGATCCCACGGCTTGAAGTCGCATCATTGCTGAATAAATACGCTGATGTGCATCGTTGTAAAAAAAATCTCCATTTGGCAGTATGCTTATTACATCGTTGAATGTATCTTTTTCAATCATACAGGCCCCAAGTACCGCTTCTTCAAGGTCGATAGCCTGAGGCGGGACTTTGCCATAAACCAAAGTGTTTAGGTCTGGTTTTCGGGTTCTCGTTTGAAATTTATTATTTCTATCCGTCATATCTTGCCCATCCTTTTAGCTTGTTCGTCTTTAACTTTCTGAGCGTTCCTCGCCCTTTCCTCCATATACTGTGATATGCTTTGCTTGGGTATATCTGCCTTTACCTGCTCATTCCTCTGAGTTATTGGACTAGCAATCCATGTATTCGCAAATGATCGCCAATTGACGATGTTTGAAATCCCCTTTTTCCATCCCAAACCTTCGTAGTAGTTGAAAAAATTAACTGCCTCATCCTGTTTGTTCTGCGCATAGAAAAAACTGTAAACATCCATGTACGTTGGTGCGTGGTCTGGCCGGTTTCGATCAACGAACGGGACTATACCCGATGGGGCAACCTGAATAATTTCAGAAAAAATTTGCTCGTCCCCTTCTTTACTTTCTTTTTCTTTTCTTTTCTTTTCTTTACTTTGTCCATTTTCTATAGTAGAAAACTCGGTTTCTATGCTAGAAAACGTATTTTCTATACTAGATTTCCCCTTTTCTATATTAGACTGAACATCTGTTTTTTTATTTTTCCACTCTCTTTGGTAAGAACGGCGACCATTAACTGTTGATAATGCCTCCTGAGCAGTATCGGTTGTAATGTTATTTTCTACCAATATTATCAGCTTGCATTTGCTTACCAGGAACTCAATAAACTGCTTTAAATCTTCATCGGTAAGGTCAAGGTCTGCGGCAACACTTAGCATCTTATCCTCTTCATTGAGATCAAGCATACATCCTTCACAGTCACCTATTGCATTACATAACGCCCAAAATCTTCCTTCTCCGGCCCATCCGAATTTCTTGCGAAGGGTCTTGAATTTCCAATGATTATGGCTTGTTACTTTATGCGGGNAAAAGGAGATGTTATTCTTAGCCACGCGCTACCTCCTTTCCTGTTGCGTGGTTGATTTGCTGTAAAAGCGTTTCGAATGCCACGGGTTGCGGCTGTATGGTCGGGTGTTTAGTTGTAAGGTCAACTATCAGGCATTTTCCCATAAAACAAAACACCCCGTGCAGCGTAGAAGGCTTATCAACAGTTTTCCAATGGAAGGCTATTGCATCTACACGCCGGGGCGTATCTTGAGTATGAAAAATTGATTTTGTACATGAAAAACGATTGATAAGCGATGCTAAGATACGCCTACAATTTGACCTGTCCAAAAATCCTTTAACATTTATTTTATGCTGTTTGGCATAATTCGTGAATGTAGTCATGTGTAATCTTTTTTAAGCTGCTCTGGACTGCAATCCATATGAGCGGCTTTTGTTTTGTTAATTACTTTACTAGGCGGTGTTTACTTTGTATTCTGCTTATAAATATCCTGTAGCAAATCCTGTTTAATCACATCTACAACTTTTTTGTACTGTTCATCCACGGTCATTTGCTGGGTAACGGTATCTCTTGAATGTAATACGGTGGTATGGTCAAATCCGCCAAAGAAGTCCCCAACGAATTTTAGCGTGATATATGGGCTGTAAAAGCAAGACAGGTACATAACAATCTGCCTTGCATAAACAACTTCCCTTTTGCGGGTCTTAATGAATAGCCTGTCCATTTCGATCATGCAGCTATCACATACGACCCTAGTAATTGACATCATGCGTTCTTTTGGGGTATTACCGTACAAATCAGACCAATTCGGTAAACCGTCCTTAGTAGATGTAGCCTGTTTGTATTTCAGTCCTGGTACTGCCATATAATTCATGTTCTGTATGGTCATGCTGCTTTCTTTTTAGGGGTACATTCAACTATCTCGACCATAGAGGCATCTAGTACCGCACCTGCTATAACCATCTGTTTGCGCTCTTCGTAGCCGTTGTTCTTTGCGTAGGCATCAACCGCCTGTCTGTACTTGTTGGCAGCTTCCATGATGCGCTCCAGCGTTATTACTGCATGTTTCACGGAACGGTCATACTCACTCATTCTATCCGCTACTTGGTCAACAACCTGATACCAGGTGCCGTCTATGTTTATGTCGATCATAACAATAATTTTAACTGTGCTGGTGATTCAATTTTAGCCCCACTGCGCCGCCATTGCCTGTGCTATACCCGGAAATGTTTTACTCCTTAATTTCTCTCTTTCCGGACCTGGAGGGCAATAATGCACCAATGCACGTTCCTTATAAGGTAGTTTCATCATTTCAGCATACACATTGTTGGTTTCCTGCAAATAGGGTAATCTGTAATTCCAGAGGCACGTTCTTTTAGTTTGCATGTGTCCGTGCTGGTAGGGCTGTATTGTTTGGCTCCACTTGCCAACCCCCCGCACAAACCTACCATGTCTATTAACAAAGCCATCCCTTGCGTATTTGTGTTGCACTAGATTTTCTAAACTCTTCATCCATATTGTAGAATTTGCAAAAACATTAAAAAAGTCAATAGCTAATTCTAATTCGTCCCATCTATCAGGATTAATGCGTTTGTTGTCCTTTACGAGCCAACGAACACCGCTATTAGCCAATATCTTGCAAACCGGATGCGCAATCATTAAATGAAAACTATTGTTCATTACTTTGCGTACATCTTCCTGAATATGCCATTCAGGATGCCCCCCGCTGCATGGCTGCAAATCACAACTAAATGCCTCATGCCCTCGCTCCCTGAACGCCTTGCAAATTTCCTGGCTCTCCTCACATGCTATAAGTATTTTCATCTCTTAAGATTTAAAGTATTGTGGATATTCCTTAGCTTTTTCATCTGCTTTTTTCCGTAGCAGGTTAACGGCTTTCTGTTCAGGTTCGGGCATCAGCAGTAGTGCAATCGGGTTGATGTGCTGCGTTACGAGCCGTACCGCTTTGGCTTCTTTGATGGTCATATTATTTAGCGTATTTGTCAAGCACGGCTTGATGTCCTTTATTTGAATACTCGCCCTTTACCCGCTGTATGGTTTGGGCTGGGGCATCTATGACGTTCGGAATAANCCCACTTCCCGACCCGCCATACTTCCCTAGGTGGTCTGTTTCTGCCTTAGCGGTGTTGACTATTACCTGACCTATCTCTGCCATAGCTTTAGCCTGAGAGACATCTATCTTGCCTGTCTTTAGAAGTTCCATCGCTTCAAATAGATTTTCCCTTAAATGGGTGATATTGTTGGTTGCTTTCATATTTTGGCTCTTTTATTTATTTGTCTGTTTAGTGCGCCCATTGCCTGTATGGATAGGGCGATTTCTTTAGGGTAGTTGTGGTAGGTATTTCTGTTCATGTTTTCCACCCTTGTTATTAGCTCCCAATTATCAGGAGAGGTATTTAGCTTATTATCAGATTTGCATACTAGAATTAACCCTTTCGGTATTTCCCCGTTCACTTTCTCCCATTCTACACGATGTTTTGATTCCCATGTTCTAGGTTCAGAAATTTTAATTTCTATATACCCGTCCTTCGATATTCGTTCGCTGCCAACGGACTTATGATTAACAGGGAGTTGCCCTGCCTTAAACCTAGTTTTCTCAGTTGATTTAATAGCTTCATCGGTCATATACTCCGACTGTTTACGCCCCTTATTAAACGAGTGATGCCCAGCCTTGAACCTAAATTCTGCCCCCTTTTGTGATAGCTTGCTTATCCTGCCCGAGTTCTGACTATTAACAAATTCACTACTCTTTTTTACCCTAAGGGTTGCTGCTCTATTATAGGTTGAACTGAGCGACCTGCCAAGCCTTTTAGCTGTATCTTCCGTATTTTCATCAGGGTAATATTTTCTGATAACATTATCATCCTGCGCTGTCCACTTTATGCCGTTCATGCTACTTTATTTATACTTCTCCAAACGATTGTTTTACTGTTGATCCGAACGGCTACTTTATCGGGCGGTATGGTTTTGCTCTCACGGATATAGTTGCATTGTGGCTTTTGGATGTTCTCGGATTGGAGCTTACGGGTCTTGCCCTTCTTTTCAACTGGCTTAGTTATTTTAGGCTGCTCCCGTTCATTCTGCGTATGCTTTACGGGCTTAGTTGGCTCCATTGATACACTTGTAACCTTTGGGGCTTTCCTTCGCTTATCCTCGCCAGTTTTAACCCTGCTCCATTTACCATCTGCTTCCTTCGTGTATTTAAACTCGACACCATAGCCAGATGTGCGAATCCTTACCGCTCCAACAAGCGATTTTAACAGGTATGGCATAGACGGGTCATTTCTGCGATAGTCTGATACGGCTTTACTAAGTACATGTGCATCTACTTCAAAGTGTGCGGCCATATCCGTTATGGTCATTTTATCCCTGTTGGCTCTTATCCAGTCCATGCGTTCTAAAGTCCACGTTTTACGGATACGGGCGCATGAGTTGGAGCAGTATTCTTTATGGCGGGATGGAGCGCAACTAAATGTTTCCCCGCATCCATCCCTTTTGCATGTTTTAGTGTGAGGCATTAGTCTGTTCTGATTGGGCATTATGTTTAGTTTCTCTTTTTAGTTTGAATACTCACCTCGTATGCGGCAACTTCTTTACTCAGTATTGATAATTCCTCTGTCTGTTCAGGCGTGAGGATAATCAACTCGATTAGTAGCCGTCTGCGTTTTAATTTATCGGTGTATTGTTGATGGGTCATGTTGTGTTCTTTTGCAGAAGCTGTGGGAGTTGAACCCACAACCAGCCTTTAACTGATATTCTGATTACTTTCTATACGGTTGCTTATTCGCTGTAACCCGAAGTCTGCACCGTGGAGTTATTTAATGTGCTTATTTGCTTGTATTTCTTCCAATTTCATAGCCCATTTACTCTTTCTTTGTACCAACTGCTTATGTTCCTTCTTTGCCTTAAAGACAACGAACAGAAGCACAACCAATAGGATTGCAATAACGATGAGTGCCCCTATCCATATTGGCGACCATACCCACCACCACGACCAATCTATGTACTTCATTAGCTTTAATACTATCAATGCGATTGTAAGTAAACCGCAGAAGCCTATCCCGCCCGATGCGGATGATGATTCTTTACTCATTTTGTTCTATATTTATTTGGTTAAAAATGATTGTGCTATTTCATCGTGAACCGTTACGGGTGTGCAGTTTATGCTGTCGTGAAGGGTGATTCAGACCACCTTGGCATCTTCTTCAACTACTTCATGAACTACATCTTCCGTAGTTTCGTCAGCACTTGGCAACTCCATACCACTCACTACATTATGTAACCACGCACGAGCCTTTCGGGTAGACTTGCCTATAGCCGCGTCCAATGTTGTGTAAGTGTCCATTTTCAACGCAAACGGCACGTCCTTTTCTTTAGTCACACCATTTAGTGTCCACTCGATTTTGCAGGATATAAGTACACTCGACTTGTCTGCGCTTACCTGCTTAACCTCTGGTATGATCGTGTAGGTAAGCCCCGGCCAGGTATTCAACGCATACCCAAACCCTTCTTTAGTAATGTAGCAGTTACCGGCAATAATGTTAAACTGGTTGCCATAAGGCTGAACACCCATCATAACGGCCTCGATCAGGCAGCGCTTTACCACTTCTTCTGAATATCTGTCATTGGCTGGCTTATTATCACGATCTGTCTTGAACCCTAATTTATATCCCATCATAGCCATAATCGGCTTCATGTATTCGGGTTTCAGGTTTTCCTGTAGTCTCACCATCCCGTCAGAGATCATAAAGGCTTTCATGAACCCTTCGGTCTGGTTAGCTTCCAATACGGACTTAACGGCTCCGTCAAGCAAGGTGCTTACTTCTTTTGTCTTTTCTGCTAATGCGATTTGAGTGTTCATTTTGGTTTTTTTTGATTTTTAGTTGATAATACTTGATGCTTGTCTACGTATTTTAGATACAGGTTTTCTCCATACGCAGTAATCGACTTGTTGAAGTTCAATTACTGGCTTTCTGTTCCTGTTTTCAAAGGCAAGACAGGAAATACAGAGTGTAGTGAAGTCTTTCGTTTTATAATATCCAGTCATCCCCAATTCCATAACAAATGATTTTTCAAGGCCTTTCTTTAGTTCTATGCCCTCGTTTATCAGGTATCGGAGTAGCGGTGTTATATCTCTGCTCCCTGCCTTTCTGCGATCATCATTCATAACCCATAGTTCAGCTATTATGTGGCCTGCTGGGTTTATGTACGGGTTGGGCGCAGTCATTTTACAGTGATTTTATTTTAGTGAGAATATAGTTTTTAATTAGTCCATTTCCTTTTCGAGTGGTACGCCAATGGTGTAATGCGCTAGCTTCGTCAATAAGGGCGTTTATACTGTCGAATACTGAACGCTCCCTATCAATCGGTATGGTTATTTCGGTTGTTGCTCCCGTTGCGCTCAGTACCTTTATTTGTGGGTCAGAAGCGGAATAGACGAATACGCCTGTTATCTTGTACATTTTTTGATCGTTTATGAGTGAGAATGATTTATACAAAATTTACTTTGTGACCTTTGGTAAGTGCGGCATAAACCGTGTCGACTATATGCAGGTTCTTCTTTAGTTCCCTGCACTCGTGCCGCCAGTTGCGGTAGGTTCTGAATAGCTTTTTAAATGTCATAGCCTTTGCGCATTAAGAGGTTAAGAAAAAGATAGACGGCAGCGAATGAGATTGATACAATACAAGCGGGGCTATGCGCAATGCCTGTAACTATGACTATGAATGTTTCTGAATGTGCGAGTGATGCATCCATTATGCCGATATTTTTATATGCTCAGGAATGGCGTAATCATCATCACCGTGTTCGTTCGGGGCGGTTACGGGTGTGTTTGAGGTGATGAAATCGGATGCGGAGATTGGAGTGTAATCGCCGTATTCGTTATATTCTACAGTAAGGGCTACTACCTCTCTTAAATTATTTAACACCCAAACGTCTTTACCCTCCTCAAATGGAAGGTATGTATATCTGGTTTTAAATGGGATTTCAGCCCCCCTTATAATAGACAAAACCGTCTGTAGCTGATTATTATCAGAACATTGTATTATGGCACCGCAGTGTAGTTTGATTATATCTTGCAGTTTCATTATGCAGCGGTTTTATTCTCGTGAACAATACCAGCCCATGCAGCAACCGGCAAATCAACATCCTCCATAAATGAATCGCTGCGCATTTCGGCATCCAGATGCTCCGCAATAAACTCGTCAATAACTTCATGGAAAGGTGTAGCCGTAGAGAACATGGTAATATCTTCTGTGATCGTAGCGGAGCCCATAGTAACGTGACTATAAACACCTTTCACCTCGTAATCCTCAATGGATGATGCTGAGATATTCACCTCGATACGCACAGATGCACCATCTTTTGGGGTGTAGTACTTGTTTAGTACATAATTCTTTTTAACTTTGTTCATCTCTACAGATATTTTATGTTTATCAATGGCTCTCGTTTGCAGCGGGAGCTTTTATTTTTAGTTCAATCATCGACACCTTCTCAGCAAGTGTTTTATCTACGGAGGCAATCGACTTGATACGCTTGTACATCTTCTTTGCATTCGCTGAACCGGAGTAGCCGAGCATTCTATCTATTCTCCTGATGCTTTCTGCTTTATATTTTAGCAAGATGTAAGCAGCTATTTGCTTTTTCTCCACTATTGCCGCCTGCTGTCGCTTTACTGTTTTCTGCGACAGTTCATCTTTTGTGATATCTAGCGTTGTGCATATCGCTATTATGATCTGTTCAGTGGTTGTAGGCATAAGTTGTCTCAGGAGTAGAAGCGTCTTAAATATTTTGGGTAGTCTATTTGTTGTCCTTTTTCTGTATCTGGCTTTGGTCGTATCAGGTCGGGGTTATCTTTTGCCAGGTTGTGAACGAACGTCCGACCCTTACTCTCTATGGCCATGAAGTCCGATATATCTATGAACCGTCTGTTTTCAATCCTTAGCTTCAACAGGGCCACGTTTTCCGGTACAACTATTATCTGTTCAGCCATGTTGTTAAAATTTACCTGAGTTGATAAACACATATACCGGAACCAACAAAGCACATAACCCGATGATTGTCACCGCAACAGCTATAAAGCATATGGCCGCACCCGCTTTATCCTTTTTGTTAAAGGCAATATGATCGTTGATGTTTTTAAGGATGTGTGGCATGGTTAGTGATTTAGGCAGCGTGCGTTTGCAGGTATGTTCTAATAATGCTTAGTGTCCTTGAGTTGCAGGTATTGTACTTCAATATCCTGCCTAGTGTTATCCTGTTTGTGAGCCCTATTTTTTCAGCCGCTACCTCTTGCGTGGGGAACTTTGCTACGAGCTCTTTCAGCTTCAACAGTTCTTCATCTTCAAGACTTACGCTTTTGTAAAATGTTTCAGTATCTTGCATTTGTTCGTTCGTTTGATAAATCAAAGGTAGATAAGTTTTAGATAAGTTGATAACTATTTGATAATAATTATTGTTATAGTTTTGTTAATGAAAAAGGAATATCTACGAGAAGCGCGTCTGAATTGGATTACAGACGAGATAAAGAGACTAAAAATAGAATTTCCTAATGCTGATATTTCCAGTAAAACCGGATATGCAGAGGGCATAGTAAGCATGTACTTGAATGGCAAAAGGGCTCTTTCAGAGAATTTTCTGATAAAATTTTGCGAAGTATATAAACTTGATTACGAAAAAGCCAAGACAGGTATTCTCGACAGAGTAGATGAGATTGAAGCAAGTATTAATGGGATATCATTATCGGAACCGAAGCAGGTAATCCCGCTGGGCAAGCATGTACACTCAAAATTAACTCCTGAAGAATACGCTGCCGCTCATATGGATTGGCTAGGACTACCGATGTACAATACGCCTGTTACAGCTTCGTTTGTTGCATCATACAGGGATGAAGGGGTATATAAGCCTCAATACTACCTACATGACCCCCGCTTTAGAGATTGCGATTTCGGAGCGATTATTACCGGGGACAGTATGCACGCCGAAATAAGGCACGGAGATTTTGTAGCCTGTAAAGAAATTACAGATTGGAAATTCGTAGTTTATGGCGATATCTATTATGTCGTATCAACGAATGGGCTTGAAACGTGCAAGTACCTTAATGCAGACCCGCATAATCCGGGCAACTTTCTACTAGTTCCAAGAAACGAGAGCATCAGCCCGTCCCCGATACCAAAGGAAATGATACTACGCCTTTATCGCGTCAGAGGAATTGTAAGAGGATATTAAACCTATGTTCATGAAAAGTGCGCTATTACTTGTGTTAATGCTCTTATCCGTATCTTGTTTTGGGCAAGTTAAAAAGTATAATCTTGATACATCCGTTCACGAATGGGCAATGGATATATTACCCTTAAAAGAAGGGAAAGTCACATATTCGTTGATTGTAAAGGTCGATAGCCTGAATAAGGGGCAATTGTATGACCGTGCAAAGCTCTGGGCGGTTAAAACGTTCGGAGATTTACGAGAAGCCATACAATTGGATGAAAGAGAAAAAGGCAGAATAATTGGGAAAGCGTATATTTCTGTAGGCTGGCAGGCTAATTTTTTACAGTACATTTCTACGAAGGCTTGGCACACGTTTGACATCAATATTAAAGACGGGAAGGTAAGAATAACATTTTCGGACATACATATAAGCTACTATATTCCGGCAATAAACAGCAAAGATCTCCCTACAAGCGGCGATGTAAACCTGGAACAATGGGCGAGAAAGAAAAACGGCGGTTATTACAGAGAGGAAAACACAGAGAAATTCTTTACAAGTACGGATAGAGCGTTTAAAGAAGCCTTATTGGCATTCACCCAATTCATGCAAGACAATAAAAACACTTTGAATAAAAATGATTGGTAACTTTATATAAAATAAGTCTATGAAACGCATTTTAGTGCTTCTAATTTCAGTTTTGATTTTTGGGTCTTGTAAGAAGAGTAAAAGTGATAGCCCATATCACAACTATGCTTGTCTCAGAACTGATAGTTTAGGGTATGTTATACATACTTGCCAAAGCGATAATGCGTGGCAAACGTTCTTTTCTAACCCACAACAGCGAGATACTTTTAAGCAGGTAACAACTGACTCAATCGCTCACGCAATATCAATCAGAAGCGTTACTATGGTTTCTTACTATCCGGCTGAAACGTGGTTAACCTGCCCGGGGATTCCTTCTTCACCTGACACCGCTTATACTTATCAGCGGTGCGTTTGCACGGAATACTAGTAATCAAATGTGCCACCAAAAGCATATTGATGCGCTGAAATACCCATCAATACTATACCGATCAGGCTTAAAAGTGTCCTGACGCGGTAACTACAAGCGGAAACGCTGAAACATAGTAAGGACGGTACTTTTACCGTCCTTTTCTTTTGTAGCAAGGCTCCTATTATCATACACTTTTGCCGTTTATGTT